TTCTCTACTTAGATTCGAGGAACAAATTGATGAAATTCCAGACATCAAAAATCGTGTTGATAATATGGAAAGATGGCAAAGTGGAGTAAACAAAGCACTTTGGTTTATATTCACTACTGTTGCCGGTCTAGTTATTGCATTCATATTTGCAATGGTAGCTGGAAAACCTTAAAAACATTGATTATGCTTAATGCGTTTCGATTACGAAATAACCTCGAATAACATAACCTACAACCCTGGAGATACTCTACTTGTAGACTTTTCGAATGCATTCTACTACATTAAACGAATTGACGATGTTCAATTTGACTTCAGTCCGTTAGAGACTGCAACCGAAGGGCATGACGTTTATATACGTTGGTCATATGACGTTGAACGTATAGATCGTGCTACCGGCAAACCTCACGTAGTTTGGTCAGCGTGGGAACAAATCACAGAAAATGGTTTGTTCATGGATAGTCTTAGATCTATCCTAGATAAAATTATTAGACCAAACAATCCCAATCCACATTTAATTTCCGATTCGTTCGATATCCAATTCAAATTGGTTAGAAGAGGAGTAGAAAGTGGAGCTCGTCGTATCAGTCGAGTTGTTATGAATTTCACTGAAGGTGTTATGCCTAAAGAGGTTGCCGAAAAGCCAATCACTCAAGGTGGATGTACCGCTAAGGCTTGTCCAACTACAAATTTCTCTTCTGGTATAACGATCCAATGCGATAAAAATTTATTTAGACCTTATGATGTGATGAATCCTGCAATCAAGATTTATCACGAAATGTCTTGTGCAGTTTCTGAAATGTTTGGTCATTGCGTTAGATATTTCAAGACTGAGGCTAAAATTGAATCAGCTGATGCGGTTCTTAAAGAGTATTCGCTATTCACCGTCAATGACGTTAAGGATATTAAAATACTCATACCAGACAACCAATTACCTGATAACGCTATTAAATTTATTCCATTTGATATGGACTTTGGCGATGGTATTGAATGTCATATTGTAAGGGAACATTTCGAAAGAGCTTTTGGACAGGATAACTTACCTGAACAAAAGGACTACATATACTTCCCTCTAATTGATCGTCTTTTCGAAGTTCATTCTGCTTATTTGTTTAGGGACTTTATGGCTACTGAGTCATACTACAAAGTTATGCTATACAAATGGCAAGATAAACTTAACGTTATGCGTGAAAATCCTGAGATCGATAAATATGTTAACGATCTTCATGAAAGTTTAGATGAAGTTCTCGGACCAGAAATCGAAAGAGAGTATACCGAAATCACCAAACCTCTACAATATCAAACTATTGCAATTGGTGGATTCGACCATGTTAGAAGTCACATACATGAAAAGCTCGTTATTGAAACTAAGGACCTCTCTAATTACTTTACGATAGTTGGAAAGTACTTCTACAATATGCCTATGAATATGACTAAAAACGATATAGCAGTTAAATATAAATTGGCTGTTAATCGAGGAGTAAATGATAACACTGGATTCACAATGTGGTTCAAACCTACTGGTTCATCTGGTTCTGATATTCTAATTGACGGTTACAATCCATCCGAAAGCAAAGGTATTGGAATAACTCTTGATTATGATTCAGGTATAACAAAATCGGTTTCAGTTGTTTCAAATACTCAAATGCTAAAATTTGATAGAAATTTCCCTCAACTAGATCCAACTCAATGGTATGCAATTGTAGTTAATCACATGAACGAATATAAACAAGTTTCCGTTCATATTTGGGGTATGAAATATGATTCAGCTAAACCTCCTACTGGACAACAACTAACAACCGACTTAAAACTTCTTTATACTCAAGTTGTAGATCTTGTACCTCAAGCAATCGAACCTACAAATACAGTTTGGATGTTGAGAGCTGGTAACACATTGATTACCAATATCCGTATTTGGAAAGAATCAATGGAAGAGGAAGTTCAACCAGTCACACTTAATCAATTTGTTGTAAGAGATCAAGATCAAGCTCTTGTTATTGATAACGCAATACCACCATTAAGAATGGTAAAAGAATACGTTCGATAATGATAAACATTCCTACATTTGAAGATTTTGTATTTGAAACTATACGAGCCGAAGAAGCTCATAGAGACGAAAATGCAATACAAACGGTTATTGATGGTAAACGTGATTTAGGTTTCATTGCAATAAAAGCTTCCACTATGAAAGCTGATACCTTTTGGGAATTAGTTAAAAAACATGGACTAAAAACTATGGAAGTCCCTGGCAATGAATACGAGGCTTATATTTATTACAAACCTAGTGCTGAACGTAAAGCTATTGAACTTAAAAAGATAGCGGTAAAGTACGGTGGATTCTTAGCTCACAACGCTACTAAAGCCGAGAGTATAAGGATTGGTCAACTGTTAGGTTATGATAAAAAAGACATCGACTGGTATATCAACAAGAACTATCGATAAAAATCCCTATCTATACTTTATGCGATAAATCACGAAAGGTTTATCGCATTTTCTTTTTGAAAATGAAACACACCGGGTCCACGGATCATATAACCATTACTTGGTTTCAAGGTAAAAGTAATACAGTTACACAAGGAAGTTGAGGTTTCGCCGAGGCCGCTCCGCCGGATAGAGATACATAATACTATAATACAAAGAATATGGATAAAAACAATGATCCCTTGAGAAAATCGATTGACGATCTTTTGAATGATGATAGTGCTAGCCTACCAGCATCTAATGGAGGAGGACTTCCAGCATTTCAATTGAATGAGCCTATTGACTATGATGAAATGAAAGTCTCGTCAATGAACAAGTCCAAGAAGATGATGAATTCGCTTTTGAAATTCTACCTTTCTCAAGATGTGATAGACAATAACGAATATATTCAAGCTAAAGCGAAGCTTGAAATGATGACTCTTTCTAATTTGATTCAGCAAATGCAGTATTCAGAAAGAGCAATTACAACTCTAATGCGAACCATCGATACAGGTGAAGTGACACCGCGTATGTTTGAGGTTCTAGCAGGTCTTCAAAAAACCATGTTAGATATTATGAAACATCAAACACTTCATATGATGGCAGCTGAAGAGAATATGAAAAAACTAAAACGAGATATTGATGTCTATGCCAATCCTACTGATGAGCAAAAGCCTAAATTGCAAAGTGGAGGAGGTAACGTAGTTAGAGGGACTAGAAATCTCATGAAAGAAATACAAGCAGAATTAGGCAATGAAGAACCAGAACCAGATCCAACCGATTTCGACTCAGACCAACAAACTGACCTCTAAGTCTGAAGAACCTCCTCCTGTAACATTCCGATGGAACGATAATAAAGATGAACTTGGAATGGAAGATGATTGGGAACCCGAAAATTTCAAAAATCTAAATGAAGAACAATCTGAATATATCGAACCGCTTTCTTAAGTTCGGTGAATATATTAAAATAGACAACAACACAAAAGAATACGACCCTAGACAAATAAAAAGCTTATTTGTTCTAGACGATTCGGTGTTTTTGACTTTTGATATGTGTCCAACTAATGAGATCGATCGAGATGTGATTGATTACCTCATAGAAAATCGCATACCAGCAACATTCTTCGTTAATGTTAGATGGTTTCTACAAAATAAAGACAAAGATGTTTCGTTTCTAAAAAATCCTCTCTTTACTATAGGTGGACATGGATACGATCACATCGACCCAATGAAACAATCAGAATCTGAGCAATTAGAAGATATTCGAACTTGTTTAGAATTTTGGAATGATTGGGATATGAAAATAAAATGGTACCGTGTTCCGCATGGACATCCAACCGAAGAAGTTCTAAATTTCTTCGATAAATTTGGACTAAAATGTGCATCATGGGAAGGACCAGTCTTTGATAAACAATCTAAGTACACAAAGTACGATCCAAATGAAGCAGCAAAAATTTATATCGAAAATAGCCTCAAATCTGGTGATATTTTGATTATGCATGCTAATGGTGAAGGGAAAAATACATTAGACTTATTAAAGATGGTCGTTAAAGAATGCCAAACAAAAGGTTTCAATTTTCGCCGCTTACCATAATATATGTTCAAAGTTAAAGAATACAAAGAAGAGAATAAAGACGAAGGTAAAGTAGTTTGGACGACTGACAAGGTTGAGAAATTGCTTGCCGCTATGGAAGAAGGTTATCAACCCTCTGAACACCCTTTTTATGAGAACGATCCAAATTACAAAAAGGGAAATATAGTATTCGAATACACCGATTGGGAATTTGAAGAACTTAAGCGTTGTGCTAAAGACATCATCCACTTTGCTAATAATTATTGCCAAGTGATGACCGATGATGGTTATCAGAAAATTACACTACGTCCATACCAAGAACGAGTTCTACGTTCATACCAAGATAATCGATGGAATATCTTCTTAGCACCTCGACAAGTAGGTAAGACTATTACATCATCAGTATTTTTGACATGGTTCTTACTATTTCACTTTGATAAAAACGTTCTTTTGATGTCCAATAAAGGTGCTACCACCAAGGAAATTATGGACAAAATCAAAGCTATCATGGAAGGACTTCCTTTCTTCCTCAAACCGGGAGTAGCTAAGAAAGATGTAATGACTATGATATACGATAATAGATGTCGAATCATAGGACAAAATACAACCAAGACTGGTGGTATCGGTTTTACGATTCACCTTCTATTCCTTGATGAGTTTGCTCACATCCCTACAAATATCAAGAAGCCATTCTACGAGAACGTATATCCTACACTATCTTCATCTAAAATTTCTCGAGTTATCATTACGTCAACACCAAACGGATTTGACTTATTCCATGATTTGTATCAAGGAGCAGTAGATGGAGCTAATGAATATACAGCACTTCGAGTGGATTGGTGGGAAGTTCCAGGTAGAGATGAAGCTTGGAAAGCCCGAGAGATAGCCAACCTGGGATCAGAGGAGGCCTTCAATCAACAATATGGATGTCAATTCTTAAATGCTTCTTCTCTCCTACTTACATCCGAACAAATACTCAGATTAGAAAAGAATCAAAGAGAATTTGCATTCCAGGAAATTGATGCTTTAGATGATTTGTGTATCGACTATTCTGCACTAAAATGGTCAACCGATTTTGACTTAGTTGAAATAGACGATAACAAAACATATTTCACTTTTACAATTGACATTGCTGAAGGTATTGGTAGAGACTTTAGCATAATCAATATATGGAAAATTGTACCAATCACAAATTCGGACATAGATATGCTGACTTCTCCAGGTCATATAGCAGAATTCTTTGGTCTCGAACAAGTTGGAATTTTCCGTTCCAATATACATAATTTAGAAGACTTCTCAAAGATTCTATACACACTCATAGTTAAAGTTTTCAGTCAAGAAAATCTTCGAGTAGTTGTCGAATACAACACATATGGATCAGAACTAATAAAAAATCTTCAAACTTTATATCCTGCTAGCAATGATTTTGATGAGGAAACAATCGTAAGATATTATCATCGAGTAGGAGCTAAGGTTAAAAATTTAGGTCTAAGGCTCAATAGAGACAACAAAATACTCTATTGCGAAAAGATGAAAAAAAGCGTAGGTTTAGGTCAACTTATAGTAAAAGATCCACGTACCATAGAAGAAGCTAAAGCATTCTCTAGAAATCCGAATGGATCGTACTCTGCCCAATCAGGAAATGACGACTGTATAATGACTTGCGTTTCTGCTTCTTCCTTCTTCGAGACTCTAGATTTTATGGAAATCGTTGAAGATATTTTTGATGATTTAGATTCTAGCGTACAAAAACGAATAGACGAAATGTTGGATTTCGATGATGAAAATAACGGAGATTCTATGTACGACGGCTTATTCTAAAAGCTATAGAGTCTGAGATATATAATAAAAAAATTAGAGTCAAATGGCACTATCACCAAGCTTACAACAATTCAAATCTTCAGGTGTTTACCGATTGGAGTTTGATAAGAGCCAAATCACTAACATCCCTTCTGAGACTATTCGTCTTATTATCGGATTCTCTAAGAAAGGACCTTTCAACACTCCAGTGTTTGTTCAGGACAGTGGATTCTTCAAAACTATTTTTGGAGACATCGACATGGTACTTGAGCGTAAAGGTTCATTCTTTCATAGAACCGCTTTAACATGTTTAGACAGAGGACCAGTGATTGTTCTTAACCTTCTTAATCTAGACGATGAGCTAGACCAATCAAATTTCCAATCTATTGCAACATCTTCTACGGATGTAAATGCAGCAGTGGATCAAGCTCCTGTATCAAGCTATTTTAATAAAGATAAATTCTGGTTTACCGACCCGAGTGCTTTACTTACTTCGGCTTCAGCAAATCAATCTGCTTTCGCACAAAGATTACTTAATTACGCAAACGTAGGAAGAAAACCTGTATCTATCATCACTCGTAGATCTGATACTACTGGTTTTGATGTACTCGCTAAAGACTGGTTCACAGTTGGACAAGTTCCTTTCTGGATGAACGAAAACGATTACATCTCTGACTACATGATTGATGTTATAGTGGTTGAAGGTGACTTCTCATCTTACACTACATTGGCAATCGATCCAATCTTCGGACCTTACTTCGATAGCACAGGTCTTAAGAAAACAATTCTTGATTCTTTCGGATTCGAAAGAGACGGTTTAACATCTTTCCTTGCATTACCACAAGTTAATGTATTAGGTGTTTACACTGGTGCTCTTATCCCTGAGTTCCAAGATAAAAACGGAAACAATATCTACATTCAAGATCTAGTTAACCTTGAAACATCTAAAACTGGTGTTTTAATGGCTCTTAATCAAGATGCTTATGATGAGCAACCATACTATATCGCTGGTTCAAATCGTTACATCTCTGGTGACTTGATTGATACTGTAGGTCACACAATCGAATCACAACAACCAGGTGTACTTAACTTCCTTTCTTACTATGGTACGATCGTTGAAGACTTAGGTTACATTCCAGTTTATGGTACAACAGCAGTTGATGAAACTAAAGTTTTACGTTCATTCATTATCTCTGCTACTGCCGGTACTGGTTCTACTGGTTCAAATGCATTAGTTTATGCTTCAACTCAATTAGCCGGCGCTACATTAGCAGGTTACACTTCTTCTGGTGCTACAGGTTTCTTTGATACTGTTAGAATTTATGGTCCTAGCTCTCCAGCTTTACCATCTAACTGGACTTCTGCATTCGCAACTAATGCTGCATTCCAAACATTCGTTAACGATGTACAAAGCAACAAGATATTTGTTAACGGTACAGCAAATGTTATTGCAGGTACTGCTGGTTCAGTTAACTATATTTCAGCCGTTAAATCATATGATGAAGCAAATCAATTCTTAACTCTTAAGATTGCTAATACTCTTGATTCAACTTCAATTAATGCAGGAATTCAAGGTCCAACATCTTTAGCTACTGGTTTCTATTACTTTGGAGGTACTGGTGTTACTGCTGGTGGAGGTACTGCTGCTCTTAAAATGGTTAATAACGAATGGCAAAGAAATGTCGGTTCAGCTGCTGATGAATTTGTTGTTGGTCAAGATTCTGAAATCTACCAAGCAAATCTTTCTGGTATTCTAACTGACGGTGACAGAATTTCTTATTCTG